TAAGATCCAAGACTCGCAAGCACTCCGAATATTCTTCCTGTTCCAACCAAAACAAGAGTGCTAACAAACAAGGCTCCTGCAAATGCCTCTACAAACTTGTTTTCAAATTCAACATCACAAATACCATCTATAATACCCTCTCCTAAAGACTGGAGGAAAGTTCCTATGTCATTTACAATACTTGCCCCTGCCTCTTTGTCTGCACCAGTTATAGCATTTTTTATGCCTTCTGTGAAACTTTGAGCAAAGGCTCTTGTTCTTTCTTGCGCTTCCGGATCATTTGAAATATCTTTTACTAAAAACTGATAGCCAGCAAAAGTTAGAAGTATCGGTATCCCTTTTGAAAATGCGGTGTTAATAACTCCTACTGCCGCAAGACCAAGACCAATACCTGCAAGCTTAAGAGCCGCAAGAGTAGTCTGAGGGAATACTATAGCAAGCCCTGCTCCTGCAGCTGTAGTTGCAAGAAGCCCCTTGTTGTCTTTGGCAAAGTCGTAGCCTCTTTGAAGAAGACCGTCTTCCCTGAATTGACCTGCTGGACCGACTGGTTTTCCAAATACTGTTTCTTCTATTTGTTTAGCTTTTCTTATAATGTCTTTAGAAAAGTCAGTGTTATCTCCAAAAGAGCCAAAAATTCTTTCTGAAAAACTTTTAACATCAATTTTGTCTAATTCAAGAATTTTACTAATCGAGCTTGCGTATCTAGATAGAGCATCAGCAACTCCCGATATAACCCCGCTATGCCCTCCGAATGCCGAAAGAGTTGTAGTTATAGACGAGCTTACTGCTTCCGTTCTTTCTTTTATTACGTCAAAAACTGGTGTTAAAGCTCTGTTTAACGTTTCAAAAAGATTTAAAACAACTGAAGAAAATTCAGTCAGCTTTGTAAGAAGCCTGTCAAGAAGACCCTCTTGCTCTTTTGTTTCCGTTGCGTTTGTAAGAGTAAAGCTAATGGGTTTAGGAGCAAATTTATCATAGTCTGGCGCAATTGTTTTTCCGAAAAGAGCCTTGTACAGCTTCTTTATGTTTTCTACAAAAGTCGTTATTGTCGTTTCTATTTCTTTAAATCGTTCTTTAAAGCCCTCTGGAATTATAAAGTTATTAAACAAAGTAGAGAAGTCTATTCCGATTAATTTTCCGTTAGCATCCTTCTTAAGAATGTCGTCTAATTTTAAAAAATTTTTAACGTTACTTTTAAACTTTTCAAACTTGATTCTAAGATTTTCGGCTGCAGAGTCGGGATCGAAATCTGTCGTAAATATGCCACCGAATACTCCGGTTATACCGTCAACTATATTTCTTATTCTTACGGAAAGCCTTACGAACTGAGACTCAATTATTGCTGCTCTTACATCAAAATCATCTGCAAATCGCCTTGCTGCTCTTGAAATAGCTTCAATTCCACCAATAATAGCTGTAGAAAATCCGGTTTGCTTTGATATCTTATCTAGCGCCCTGCTGATTTGAAATTGCAACTCGCCCATGACAGAGCCTACTGTCTTTTGGATTAGTTTAAATTCCTTATCTAACTCTGGTCCAGCTGCCTTTACAGCATTAAGTATCGCCTCCGTTGTTAGGAGGCCTTCCTGTGCTGCTTCTCTTAATCTTCCAAAGGGAATCTGCATATTGTCAGCGATTGCTCTTGCAAGTCTCGGAGTCTGTTCAAGAACAGAGTTAAGTTCCTGCCCCCTAAGTTGCCCTGAAGCAAGACCCTGACCGAACTGAATAATTGCCGCCCTTGCCGATTCAGCTGACGCACCTGATATAGTAACTGCTTTGTTTACTAGCTCTGTAACTCTGAGCAGTTCTTGTGCGCTGCGGCCTGTTCCTTGCAAGGCTAGTCCGAATCTGTTAAACACCTCCGCTGTGGTGTTCATAGGAACGCGAGTAGCTCTTGAGATAATACTAAGCTGTTTAAACGTAGCGCCTAGCTCGTTTCCGCGACCAACAACGAGGGCTATTCTGTTTTCTAAGTTAGTTATTGAGTCAGTTGCTCCGACCAAGGCTCTTGAGAACCTATTTGCAGCTGTAATAGTAACCCCGCCGATTACTAAATTTCTAAAAGCCTTACCAACTCGAGAAGCAGAGGCCTCAATATTGCCGACGGATTTTTCTAACTTTTGAAGATCTTTTCTTGCTTGAGTACTGTCGCTGCGTACTCTAATTTCTACTCCACTCATTCGTAGCTCCTTAATAAAATTGCCCCTTAACGGTTTTCTTCATAGTGAAGAAGCCATCAGGGGCAAACTATTAATTAGGGGTTAGTAATCCGATCCGAGAAAGAACTTGTTCTATAAAGTATCTCGGTGCCTGTTTACTGTGTCCTCTGTTGAGTTCACTGATATAGTCAACCTCGTTTATTATAGTTGCGTCAGTGTACCCGTATATGTCTTTGTATTTTTCGTTTCTCCAGCCAGATCTAGCTTTTCCAGTGTCTACTGGGGTTACTATTCTTAGCTGATTAGTAGCATAATCTACTCTTTCGCTGATTTCCATGTTAGCGGCAGCTTCAACCTCTTGCTCTATTCGTCGCATTTCTTTTTTAAAATTAACAACATCTAGGCTTACTTTAACGGTCATTTTGGCCTCCATCCGGAATTATCGCCGTTTTTAGCAGCAAGCATCTTATCCAAGAAGCTTCCTTTCGGCACAGCTCTGTCGGGTTCTTGCAAACCTCTTTGACTGTTTTGTTCTTTTATTATTTTTAAAGTAGGAAACAACGTTTCAGCAGATCCCTTTACGCCTTGTGCTTTAAGTAGCATGTAAGTTCTTTGATCGTCTTGCCAGCCAATAGGACGTCTTTTAAAGAAAGAAATCCATTTTACAAGTTCTGTATATGGCATTTGTTCTAGCAAAACATAAACAGGCATACTAAGGTGATAGGCTATCTCGAATATAGTTTCCTCTTCGCTTGTTAGTTTCCCTCTGACGCGCCTCCTGAAAGCCCAGAAAATTCCATAATATTTTCTGACAATTCGTTTAAGGCAGCAATCGGGAAAGTACTGAATTCTTCGTTGGTAAGTTCTTCTGCACCAACAACAGCAATTTTAATTACGCTTCGAAGGAGTTCTGTCTGAGCATCCTCGGCCTTGCTTTTAGAAGTTTTTTTAACAATCTCTTGAACTCTTAAAACCTCTGCAACAGAAAGCTGTCGAACTTCTACTTCGTCGCCCATAAAGGAAAATTTTTTTGTAATTTTTTTGCCTACTAAATGTTTCATATCTTAACCTAACTTGTCTTTTTCTGTAAATAAATCTGGGTTGTTTGCCTGAAAGTCGTCTAACATCTTTCTGACTGTGTGTAGAACGGAAAGGGTTTCCATTATCTCTTTTCCCATGTGGGATTCGTTGTCAAAATCTTGGAATCTTTCAAAACTCTTTCGAATGCTAATGTCAACACTCCTTCGCATATGCCTAAACGTTGTTCGCATAACGAAAGTTTTACTAAATGGTTTCTCTGTCATACTATTTCTTTCTAATTTAGAAGCCCTCCGAAGAGGACTTCCTTTGTTTAATTACCTTATGGAAGCGTAGCTGGTCCAAAGAAATCAGACTGAGTAGACAAAGTCATAACCGCTGTGGTTGCGTCTGTCAATGCTGGATTTACAAGGATTGCTTCGATTTTACCCTTAAAGTAGAACTCTGTGTTGCCATAAGCCAAAGCAGTGCTAGCAGTGTCTAGGCTGGCAGCAAGAGTTGTTGCTTGTGAACACATCATAAAGCGGAAAGCGCCCTGTGTTCCAATCAGCGTGTGGAAATCCGTCATGTCATCTGGAACATAGTTTACGGTAACTTCTAGTGTAGGCGCGTCGGCTTGACCTTGAACCTGAGAAGAAGTATTTTGCCCGTAAACAGGAACGTTTACGATGTTTGCTGGCGTTCCGATAGATGGGAACTCCCGAACTGATGGAAGCCTTTTAATAGAACTCGCGTTAGCTGTAACAAACAATGCTGCGTATTCTGAAGCAGTATCGTCTGTAGCCGCTGGAGCTGTGTTGTAAAAGTCAAGGTATGAAAAGATACCAGAACTCAAAGATGTAATATGAGCCATTTATTTATTCTCCGTATACTTTAAATGGAATTATATATTGCGCTCTGTATAGAGACTGATTAGCTGGGTCTAGCCCTTCTACATTCATATAAGATGTTCCAAACTCTGTATTATTAGTTAGCGTTTTATTTTCAAAAAAATCATCTAATATATCTGATATTTGCATAGGTCTTGTTTGACCTTCTCCTGCTTTTACGAAAATTCTTATCATTAACAAACCTTTTAGCTCTTTATCCCCGCCGTAAGCAAGGTGTTCAGATGCGCTGGGCAGTACGCTAAATCTTAAGAATTCGTCACTATTGGAAATAGTTCCCTGATAGTTTTCTGGGTAGATTGCTATACTATTAGAAATCCACGAAGAAGAAGCAAATACAGAGTTGATGTCTGAAAGTACATTGTGAAACATATCAAGGCTCCTTCGTTAAAGTAGCTTCGATAATGAAGTCATTGTCAATATGGTCAGTAATATTATAAACAGTTGAACCTACAGTTAGAGTATCATAAACAGTAAGATCAACTCCTGACTTAAGAATAGCTTTATAATTAAAACCATCTCCTGCAGGTCTTTCTGAGGATTCTATGATAACTTTTACCGCAGATGACGTAGTAGTACTTACTGTTTCGTCTGTAGCAAAATTGTAACCAGAAACCGCTTTTGTAGACAAAGTAGCGTCTTTAACAAGATCACCTGCTTTTAAAAAAGCTTTATTGACAGCTGCAGTTACCTTTGCCGATAAGGACATTAGTTAGCCCTCCACCATGAAGAGCCAAGCCCTTCTACGCTCCTGCGTATTAAATGCCTTAAAGGTTTTTTAACAATGCTAGGAGTGATAGACATTCTTGTTACATCACCGTTTGTGTCAGATAGTTTAATACTACCGATGCTAATACTTTCAAAAGTTTGAACAGTTTGCGCTAACAAGTCCTCATTATTTAATAGGTGTAATGCTTGTTCGTAAACAGCAACCTTAATTTCTTTCGGTATTTCAGTATCCGTAAACTTAATATTAAGATTAAGTCTTGGATTGTAATGATCCGTGTTTTTACGAGGCCATGCAAGAGCTTGGGAAGAACTAACAGCGGAGCCAATCCAAGAATGATTGTCTATCAGCTGAGTTGCCGTTACCAGAGCGTCTTCCTTTAACGTGTCTGCCGCTGTAGTCCAACTGTTATTGTCTATGCGGGTGTCAAAGTAGTCGTTTGCCTCTGCTAGCGTCACATAGCTATTAGCAGTGGTTGATGTACCACTGGTATATGAAACAAAAGCCATTAGTCCCTCCTAATTTTATTATGAGTGGAAGATAGGCAGAATACCCAAGTTAAGTGCGCTCATTTTACGAGTCCAAGAAGCAGCTGCAGCGTAGTTAGCGTTAGTTGCAAAGGCATTCGTTGCGCCTGACCAGTCATATCCCATTGGATGCATAATAAATCCATAGCGATACCATACGTTTGTAGAACCACCGCCTGTATAGGATGCTGCGTCACGATCAACTTCGACCGGAGTTGGAACACTTACAGGAGCATATGTCATAGCTGCTGGCTTAATCAAGAAAGAACACTTCGTTGATTGAGCATTCAAATCGCCTGATGCTGCAGAAACCATTTGGTTAGCACGAGTCATTACCAAGCGGAACTTCCCACCAAACACTGTTTGGAATTCAAGGTTTCCGTCTTGTACGCGAGTTTCATCAACAAGGTTTGCCGCACGCATTTCTGCCATAACTTCTGGTGAAGTTACAAGATACATAAAGTCTGGTTCATAGTCTTTGAAGCCCATACCTAATGCTTTAAACAAACGCTCACCACGGGCAGCGCCTGTAGCAGTAGAGTCAAACAATGGACGAGCATCCGAAGAACCTGTTGCAGCTGCACCAAATTCACCAAGAGCGTTAATGTCTACAAAGTGTCCGTTTCCAGCGGTATCACCGTCTGTGTCAAACGCAATGTAGCCGCCGTTGCCGCTCCCACCAAGATCTCCTTTAGTTACCTCACTAAGAGCAACCCCTTTAAGGCATGAAAGAAGAGCGTTACCTTCATCATCTGCACGAACTTGTGCAAAGTCACGGGCGATTTTTGCCAAACCATCTTGACGAGAAATAACTTCTTGCAAGTTTACCTGTTGAGCACCGAATGTACGAACAGTTTTGATGTAGTCTGCAATATCAGTCGTGATGTCAGTATAAGTACCGTCTGTAGCACTTGACAATGACGCCACGTTAATATTTGCAGCAAGTGGTTTGTAGTAACGGAACTGACCAATAAATGATTCGCCAGTTGCATTAATGTCGTCGCGCTGCCCTACAATACCTGAAGAATTAAGCTTCTTTTCAGTAGTGTAAGCTTCGTCTGAATAAGCAGAGATAGCCAGCGCCACATTTTGAAAGTCTGTATTTGTAATAGCCATTCTATTATTTCCTTATATATAACTATTTTATTAGTAATTAAAATTCCCTAGCTGGCCTTTAGCAGCAAGATTTAAAACTTCCTGCGTAGACATTTCAGCTAAAGATTTCTTTGTATCAGTATTGGAAATTCCTGAAGGATTTGAAATTCCTGCACCTGAGTTAGCCTTAACTCGGAACAAAAATGAATTTTCTTCGTTGTTTGAGTAAGACACTACAAAATCTTGAATATTAGAACCAGATGATTTATGAATCCAACTGCCGTTTTCATTCTGAACAAGTTGCTCGACAATATCACGATAAGCTAGCTGACGACTACGCTCATTGCGGAAATCTAAGCCAGCCAAAGCAGAAGCAACAACGTTGTCTCTGTTTAGTCTAGTATTTTCCTCTTGAGAAACTTTAAGTTTTGCTTCAAGATCTGCAATTTTCATTTCAGATAATTCTTGAAGTTTTCCTTCTTCCTCTAACCGCCTCATTGTTTCTTGTTTTTGTTGTTGTTCAACTTCAGCAGCCTTTTTAAGAGCTTCGTCTCTTTCTTTAGCCATTCGATCCATGTTAGATTTCATTTTAGACAATCTTTCTTGGACTTGTTGTTCAATCGGATCAACATCGTCAGATGATTTTTCTTGAGCTTTTATTTCTTCAAGATCCTCTTGAGCACTTGTATCTATTGTTTCTACTTCT